AAATTTGCACCAAGCATTTCCATCAGTTCTGGACAAACGAGCTCGTGGAAGAAAGGAGACCTTATGGAAGAGATCATTGTAGTCGACGCACGGATGGGACGTGGGAAGTCCACTGCCGCCATCCGGTATATGAACCAGCACAAGTGGACAAAGCGGTTCCTGTACATCACACCCTATCTGGATGAAGTGGGGCGTGTCTGCACTAGCTGCGAGTTCGACCAGGCTATCGACAGCGACTATAAGTCCAAGTCGACCGAGTTGAAGAAGATGTTGCACAAAGGCATCAGCATCGCCGCGACCCACGCTCTGTTCATGCTGATGGACGAGGAGGCGCTGACTCTGGTCCGGCAACAGCAGTATTGCCTGATCGTAGATGAGAGCCTGAACCTCATCTCCAGAGAGTACGCCTCGAAGAAGGATCTGGACATGATCCTGAATGTCCTGACCGAGGAGGCAGAGGACGGGCAGCTGCGGTGGCGCGATGTCCAGTACGAGGGACGATTCTCAGATTACAAGCAGCTGGCGGACCTGGGTTGCCTGTACCACCTGGATACCGCTTTGTTTCGGGTGCTCTCCCCTGCCATGCTGGAAGCCTTCTCCGAGGTGCATATGCTGACGTACCTTTTTGAGGGGCAGTACCAGAAGGCGTACCTGGACTACCACGGACTCCCCTACCGCGTGGTGGGCATTGGCAAGGACGCAGACGGTTACTACTTCTCGGACGCACCGGACGATCCACCGCCTACAGACTACGGGAAGCTGATCAACCTGGTGGAAGACAGCAGCAAGCTCAACCGCATCGGCGACGGGCAGTTCTCGCTGGCAAAGAACTGGTATACCAGGCGCGGATATAAGCACCCGGAAATGCAGGAGCTGCGCAAAGATCTGCGGAGGTTTTTCCGCCAGTGCGACAATGACGCTGCAAACACACGGCTCTGGACGTGTTTCCTGGAACACAGGGCGAAGCTGCTGGCTAAGGACGGCAGGTACAATACCAGTTTCCTGCAGCTGTCCTGCCGGGCGACCAACGAGTACCGGAACAAGACTCAGGTGGCATACCTGGTAAACCGGTACCTGGACCCCAACCTGGTGAAGTTCTTCGCCCAGCGCGGCATTACCATTGACGGTGACGCCTTTGCCCTGGCGGAGATGCTGCAGTGGATCTGGCGCAGCGCGATCCGGGATGGGCTTCCCATTGACCTGTATGTGCCGAGCCGCCGAATGCGGGAACTGCTGCTGGGCTGGATCGACGACGTGCGGCAAGGACGCCTGCCCAGCGCACAGCGAAAGGCAGAGGCGTCGAGCGAGAAACCCAGCAGAACGCGTGTGGGGGCCGTAGAAGGCCGCAGAACGTGTGAAGCCGTCTCGACGACTACTTATACCACCGTAACCACATTGTTCCAGCAGAACGGCTCTCACGGCCTCACAAAGGCTTCCAGGGGCCAGCAGAGGGAGGTGGCAGAGTTTGGCAAACGCGAGCAACAGTGAACACCGGCGGGTCAGGAGGCGGATCAAAAGCAGGCCGGGATACAGATACATAGACAGAGAGGACTACGACATCGACGCGCTGATCGAGCGACGGAGACGGGAATTTTACCGAGAGTGGGATGCGTATCTCGCTCCGGATGACACGGCGTTTTTTTCTTTCGTTCCAATCACGATAATTAAATAATCGTATTTTGAAGGAGTGTAAGCAATGAGCAAGCAGCTATCATGCCAGAAGTACATCTACAAGCTGCACAGCGGACGCCTACGCAGGGCAAAATGGAAGCTAACATTGCCAATTTCTGAAGCGAGACGGAACGATGAAGTCATTTCGCTTGCGGACAGCCAGATCCTGCGCTGGCTAGATGAACTCAATAATATCACAGGTGCAGACGAGGAAGCACGGCAAATCAAGGCGGAGCTGCGGCGCATTCGGAAGGAGCCGGAGAGCGTCCAGAACCGGCACGCCATCCGGCGGCTCTACGACCGGCTGGATGCGCTGCAGTTCAAGCCCGACTACCTGTGCCTGGTGATGGACCGGAACAAGGACTACACCAGGGCGTGCAAGGGCTTCCTGGTCAACGGTATTCGGTACGAGCGGCTGCTTGGTACCAACGGTGGCATCAAGAACAGCACCATCGTTTTTGTCAGCCAGCGTCATGCTGCAGAGCTGCGGCGGCGCATCACCAACGGGCGTGACCTCTCCGTCCCGTTGGTGCCGGCAAAGCTGGAAGCCTATCAGGCGCTGACGTGCAGTGCATCCATCCCTGTGTCTATGCCCCATGGCATTCTGGTGGTGACGGACTGCGAGACGACCTTCCAGGACGACATTCTCTATCTGGATGACGACGGGGCCGATGAACCGGTCATGGAGGCGCGGAAGCAGGCCACTGTGGAGCTGACGGAATCAGACGGGTACGGGCTGATGCTGCCGTGCCTGGCGCAGCGGTGGAGCGAAGAGCTGGGGCTGGACTATCTGGTGTCCGGCGTCAACACCCGGTTCGCCTGGGAGAAAGGGATGCTGTTCACCTTCGACTTTCTGGAGTTTGCAGACAAGGTGGCAGGGGCATATCTTGTGAAGGACGCCTGGGGTACGGAGCGGGATATCCGGGACGTGGAAGTGATTCTGACCACCTCCATGCTGAAGCTGTGGGACAGCTATCCGAGTTGCGAAGCGTACCTTGCCAACTGCGTGGAGAATCACTACACCTTCGGCGTGGCAAAGACGTGCCCGAAGGAGCTGGAAAACGTGCGTGGGCTCAACTACCAGTTCATCCAGAGCTACGACCTGAACGATGACGAGATCGAGCAGCTGATCGCACCGACCATGCGGGAGTTCCAGGAGGTGCTGTACGCCGACTGGGCGAAGACGGTCCTCTTCCTCAAAGGCGTGGGACTGGACGAAGAGGCTGTACGGGCGCTGCCGGACGATTACGTCAAAGCACTGATGATCGACCAGCGGATTCTGGATGACCCCTATGCCCAGAGCCGGATCTACCAGACGATCCGGCACCGAATCAACGATGCCAAGGTGGGTGTACTGCAGGTACACGGGAACTATTCTATCGTGTGCGGCGACCCTTACGCCCTATGCCAGCATATCTTCGGACTGCCGGTGACGGGCTTGCTGCGGGCCGGAGAGATCTACAACGGTTACTGGGTACAACAGGCGGCGGAGCAGCTTGCCTGCTACCGTGCCCCTATGACCTGCCACAACAACATCCGTACGGTGCGCGTGAACCGCAACGAGGAGACCGCACACTGGTACCGGTATATGCAGACCTGCACCCTGTTCAACGCCTGGGACACGGCAGCGCACGCCCTCAACGGCATGGACAAAGACGGCGACCTGGTGATGCTGACGGACAATGAAGTCCTGGTCAGCAAGCTGCAGCAACTCCCAGCGCTGATGTGCGTGCAACGGAAGGCACAGAAGCGTCTGGTCACGCAGGACGACCTCATCCAATCCAACATTGACAGCTTTGGAGATGATATCGGAAAGACCACGAACTGGATCACCTCTATGTTCGATGTACAGGCGCAGTTCGAAAAAGGCAGCGCGGAGTATGAGATGCTGGCCTACCGGATCAAGTGCGGGCAGCTGTACCAGCAGAATGCCATCGACAAAGCGAAGGGTATTCTCGCGAAGCCGATGCCGCCGGAATGGCATGACCGGCACAACGTCAACAAGATCGAGGATGAGGAAAAGCGGCGGTTCTATCTCCGCATCGTGGCGGACAGGAAGCCTTACTTCATGCGTGTGATCTATCCGACGCTGATGTGGCAGTATAATACATACCTCAAGAACACCAACAAGAACGCACTGCGGGAGTTCCAGATGACAGTGCCGGAGCTGCAGGCTCTGCCGGAGTCGGCGCTGACGGAGCGGCAGAAGGACTTCCTGCGGTACTATGAAGTCCGGATGCCGGTGGGCGACCACAACTGCGTGATGAATCGCATCTGCCATCGCTTCGAGGACACCTTTGATGGATACCTTGGCAGGCACAACGCAGAGACGGCATTTGACTACACGATCATGAAGAGCGGCGTAGGCTACAGCAAACGCCAGTATGATGCCATCTGCGAACTGTGCGAGGAGTACAACAGTCGTCTAAGCAACTATGTGGTGTACACCAAGTACGAACGCACGGATGACTTCGACGCCTACCTGGAGACGGAGCGGCTCCGGGTTGAGTTTGAAGAAAGCTGCGCGAAGCTGTGCTCCAACCGGTATGTCCTGTGTGACATTCTGCTGGACATCTGCTACAGGCGCAACTCGACGAAACGGTTCGCGTGGGCGATCTGCGGCGAGGAGATCGTGGAGAACCTGCTCCGTGCCAACGGTGGTATCATTCGATACCCCGAAGCAGATGATACAGGAGACCTGGAATACAACGGGAGCACATTTCGCGTGAAAGAACTTAAGATCGGAGGAGAAGCATGGGAATCGTATTGAACGAATATGACTGGGTGGAGCAGGCGATTCGTGACCGCTCCCTGGGGAAAGAACCGCTGAAGACACTGAGCCGGGTGTCGAAATACTACTACGCCATGGGGTACAGCAAGGTGGAAATCCGCAAAATGCTGGATACGTTCCTTGTGCAGTGTGACCCGACGACCTCTTTGGTGAAGTGGTCTTCCTCCCTGGATAAGCTGGCGAAGTCAGCTGACAAGTATCCTATGATCCGCTTGGATGGCGTGGCCGTCACCAAAGCCGAGCTGGAGCGCATTGCGGCACTGGACAGCGTCATGGCACGGAAGCTGGCCTTCACGCTGCTGTGCGTGGCGAAATACTGGAACGCGGCCATGGAGCATAACGACAGCTGGGTCAATACGGAAGACCGGGAAATCATGAAGATGGCCAACGTCAGCACATCCGTCAAACGACAGAGCCTGCTGTATGGACAGCTGCGCGATGCCGGCTTGCTGCGGTTCTCCAAGCGGATCGACAATCTGAACGTCCAGGTACTGTTCCTGGAAGAGGGTGAAACGGCACTGTATGTGCGGGACTTCCGGAACCTTGGATATCAGTATCTGTGGTACTATGGTGGACCGTATTTTGCCTGCGCTTGCTGCGGTATCACCGGACGGCTGCAGTCGCCATCGGCAGGCCGGACGCAGAAGTATTGCAAAGAGTGTGCCGAAAATATCCGCGCACAGCAGAATATCGCTTCTGTCATGCGGCACAGGGCCGTTGAGAAAAGTGCGGTTGTTGGAAAAAATGATGACGCGAAAAAGACTGTGCCACAGTGATTTTCGAAGGGTATTATGGGTGCTCTATTACGGAGGGAATAGATCCGCCCAAATCTTGAAGAAAAGGATGATCAGAACATGATCGCAATCACACAGGCAGAGAAACAGGCAATCCTTGAAAAGTACCCATGGGTGCATATCGTGCGGACCATGAAGCAGGACTCCAAGCGGCATCACTATTACATGGCGGAAGATTCCGGCCCCATGCGGATGCTGCGCGGTCTGCGCGGGCACAGCAACAAGGGAGCCGGGACGAAAGGAAGTGGGGGCTATATCCAGTACGGCAAGCTATAAGCAGCTACGGGACATCGTCGTTGGCAAACTGGTGGACCACACCATTGACGAGGACTACGAGGAACTGAGCGAACAGCTGTTCGGCGAAGGCAACTGCTATTCGTCCAGCGAAGTGCGCAAGCGGATGTATGGCATGAAGGCTGTTATCGACGCGGTGGAACGCGACGGTGCCCCGGACATTACAGACCAGGATCAGCTGAACGACCTGGCCATGCGGACCCTGGAGCTGAAGAAGGAACAGCAGAAATACTTCGACCAACGCAACGCTCTAAACAAGATGGTTCGAGACCAGGCACGGCAAGAGGAGCTGCGAGAGATCCTGACAAAGTCAGTGCAGTCTGGCAATTTGCCGCAGCTGTCCTACACACCGCATCCGATGGATGAGAGCGACAACGACCTGCTGGTGAGCCTCAACGATATCCACTACGGGGCCAACATCAACAACTACTGGAATACATACAACTCCGAGGTTTGCCGAGAGATGCTGTGCCGGTATCTTGACCGGATACTGGAAATCGCCAGGTTGCATGGCAGCGAACGCTGCATCGTCTGGGCGAACGGAGACGCCATCAGCGGCAACATCCACGAGTCCATTGCGATCACGAACAAGGAAAATGTGATTGAACAGATCAAGGGCGTGTCGGAGCTCATCGCGGAGTTTCTGGCAGAGCTCAGCAGCCACTTCCGCGAAGTGATCTACGTCTCTGTGGCGGGCAACCACAGTCGGCTGACACCGAACAAAAACAAAGCACTGCTGAACGAACGCCTGGACGACCTGGTGGAATGGTACCTGGATGCAAGGCTTCAGAACTTCGAGAATATCACGTTTGACGGTGGAGAGAAAGTCGATGAGACCATGTATCTGCTGGACGTGCGTGGGAAGATCTACTGCGGCATTCACGGAGACTTCGATGGGAGCGACGCCAAGATTCAGACGCTGCAGGTCATGGCCGAGCGACCGGTCTATGCTGTCCTGTCGGGGCATAAGCATCACAACAAGATTGACGAGGTGCAGGGCATCAAGACTGTGATGGCGGGGAGCTTCCTCGGGATGGACGAGTTCTGCGTGAAGAAGCGCATCGTCGGACAGCCGGAACAGATGGTCCTGGTGTGCAACGCAGACGGCATCCTGTGTGCCTATGACGTGCCTCTCCGATAAGAGCGTCGGAACTGCATAAGCTGCGTATTGCAGAATGAGAGCTGGCAACCGCCAGCTCTTTTCCTATATGTGCGCACAATTCGTTTACTATATTGTACCATTTAGACGATATAGTGTGTTTCCGGCAGGATTACTCGGGAAAAAGATAGGGCCGCCGAAGGCGGTAAATTCAATTCAACACCATAGTTACGCAGCTCTATCAGTCCAGTGCTCTAAATGCGCATTTACTTGTGCATTATATCGCACAATTGTGCTTGAATATGCAACTATCAATTTTGGAACGGAAGGCGAGGTGACCTGTTTGCCACGAAAGACAAAGCAGAATGACCTGACCAGTCCTGCGCTTCTGGCACAGGTCGCGCCAGAGAACAAGCGGCTGCAGGAAGACTTCCTCAGCTATCTGCAAAGTGTACAGCGCAGCCCAAAGACCATTGCAGGATACCAGAACGATCTCGATATCTTCTTCGTATGGAACCTTCAGCACAACGGGAACAAGCTATTTGCGAAAGTCTCGAAGCGTGATTACGCAGCGTATCAGCATTGGCTTATTAACGAGAACGGGAACTCCCCTGCCCGTGTGCGGCGGTTGAAAGCGGCGATCTCCTCCATGTCCAACTTTGTGGAGAACATCCTGGATGATGAGGAAGAGTTCGCCGGGTTCCGCTCGTCGGTACGGAAAATCGAGAACCCCTCTATGCAGGCGGTACGGAAAAAGACGGTGTGGACCGACGAGCAGCTGGATGCGCTGCTGCGGAAACTCAGCGAGGCCGGGAAACATAAGAAAGCCTGCGCTGTGGCACTGGCCATGTGCAGCGGGCGGCGGAAGGCCGAGCTGTGCCGGTTCCGGGTCTGCGATTTCCAGGACGAGAATCTGGTGTGCGGTGGGGCACTGTACAAGACGAGCGAACCGATCCAGACCAAGGGCTTTGGCCTTGGGAAGTACATCTACTGCTACACCATGGCTAAACAGTTCCGGCCCTATCTGGATGCCTGGATGAAGGAGCGCGAGGAGAAAGGGATCGAAAGCGAATGGCTCTTCCCTGCCGAGGGCGACAGTACCGCACAGATGCGGGAGTCGACGCTGAACAGCTGGGCTGAGACATTCAGCAGGCTGACGGGAGAGGATTTCTATTGGCACTCCCTGCGGCACTACTTCACCACCCACCTGGCCCGCCTGGGACTGCCGGACAATGTAATTCAGGAGATCATTGGCTGGGAGTCGGCGGACATGGTTCGGGTCTACAAGGATATCAGTGCAGAAGAACAGATCGCGCAGTATTTCGACGAAGACGGGAATATCCGCGCAGACGCACAGAAGTCGCTGGCGGATCTGGAGTAGAGAATCAAGACGGAAGCCCGGTCAGGCATTTGCTTGGCCGGGTAAGCCTCAAGAAAGGAACAACAAGGAATGAATAAAAAGGAAATGGTCCAAGCAGTGTGCGAACGGCTGCGGCGGGACGAGGTCCGGAAGCAGATCTCTGTGCCGAAGCATATGTTCCATATTACGGATGATGAAGGAAACCGCTGTGACTTCCAAGTGAGACAGGTCGGCAAGTCTGTACTGTTCAATCAGAACGATGTGACAGCCATTGTAGACACTTGCCTTGCGGTCGTAGAGGAAGCGCTTCAGCGCGGCGAAGCGGTCAACCTGCACGGCATTGGCGTCCTGGAGCCTTATCTGCGTGCAGCACGGAGCACCAAGGCTCCCGGCACGGAGAATTGGGTACACATCGCAGAGCACTACGTTCCGAAGTTCACAGCGGGAACAAGACTGCGTACAGCAGTGAAGATATATGATCTGACGAAAAACGGCGGTGAAGCGTCATGAGCGCCATGGAAACGTCCGGCACCACGACGGCCTGCATCCGGTGCGGTACGGCCTACGGCGTGAAACGGGGAAACTTTGCGGTGTGTCATGGGGACCTGTATAAAGGTGCTGGGTATCTGCCCTATTGCCGCAGCTGTGTGGACGCCATGTACGGCGAGTTTCTCGCCGGCGGTGTCAGCCCGGTGGACGCGGCACGGCAGGTGTGCCGGAAGCTGGACCTGTATTGGAACAGGGCCCTGTTCCATGCAGCGGAGCGGGGCACCGCTGCCAGGAGTGTCATGACCAACTATCTGCAGAAGTGCAACACGGTGAAATTTGTGGGCAAGTCCTATACCGATACCCTGCGGGAGGAGGGCACCCTGTGGTCTTTTGCGGGATGCGGGAGCGCAGACGGCCAGGAGGACGAGGCGGCTCCCGCCGTCCCGGAGGAGATCCGGCTGTTCTGGGGGCCCGGCTACACCCAGGAAATGTACCGGGAGCTGGAGGACCGGCGGAAATTCTGGATGAGCCGGTACCCGGACGGATACCAGCCAGACATTGGCGAGGAAGCGCTAATCCGTCAAATCTGCAATCTGGAGATCGATATCAACCACGACCGTGCCGCCGGCAAGTCTGTGGTCAACAATGTCAATACCCTTAATACCCTTCTGGGCAGTCTGAATCTGAAGCCCGCCCAGAAGAAGAACGACGCAGACGGCGACGTAGAGAATATGCCCCTGGGCGTAGGCATCCAGAAATGGGAACTGTCACGGCCACTGCCGGAGACAGAGGAGAAATGCCGGGACAAAGCCGGACGCGTTCGATATATCACAACATGGTTTTTGGGGCACGCCTGCAAAATGGTGGGTCTGCGCAACAGCTACACCAAGCTCTATGAGGATGCCATGAACGATCTGCGGGTACAGCACCCGGAATATGACGACGATGACGACGATGCGTTGCTGAGCGACCTGTTCGGTAATTCCGGCGGTGATAGCGGATGATCAAAGACACCACCACCATGACGCGGCGACAGCGGGTCTTGGAGGGCATGGCGATTTGGGGGAGCTACTACCGGGAGAATGTAGATCTGTTTGTGAAGGAGTATCTACAGCTGGACTTCCTGAAAGAATTTCAGCTGGATCTGCTGGTGATGATGGACCGTGCGCGGACCTTTCTATGGATCGCAGCACGCGGTATGGGCAAGTCCTTCCTTATTGCCATCTTTGTAGTGGTGCGGTGCATCCTATATCCAGGGACCAAGGTGGTCATTACGTCGGGTACGCGAGGTCAGAGTATTAACGTACTGGAGAAAATCCAGACGGAGCTGCTGCCAGCTTCCCCGAATCTGCGGAATGAGATCGACATGGCCGAGAGCAAGTTCAACGGCCAGGATGCCAAGATCATGTTTAAGAACACCAGCTACATCAAAGTGGTCACGGCCTCGGACAACGCCCGCAGCAACCGTGCCAACATTCTGGTCGTGGATGAGTTTCGCATGGTAAAAAAGGACACCATCGACACAGTTCTGAAACGGTTTCTGACCAGCCGGAGAATGCCGCCGTACCGTGACCTTACGCAGGCAGAGCGGACGGCCGCTTACGCCAACGAACCCAATAAGTCCTGCTTCCTGTCCTCGGCCTATTTTAAGGACCACTGGAGCTATCAAAAGATGCAGGATACGTTCCGGCTGATGCTGGACGATGGGAAGACAGACTTTGTCTGTGGATTCCCCTATCAGCTCTCTATCCAAGAAGGGCTGCTGTTCCCGGAGGACGTTGAGAGCGATATGCTGGAATCAGACTTTAACGAAATAAAGTGGAGCATGGAAATGGAGGCAATGTGGTTCGGAGACGAAGACGGTGCCTTCTTTGATTTTAACTCCATTTCGAAGAACCGGCGGATCAAGTATCCCATGCTGCCAGATAATCTGGTCAGCCTGCTGGGGAACAGCCAGAGGCTGAAAATCCCGGCTAAGCAAGCGGGTGAAAAACGCATACTGTCAGCGGACATTGCGCTGATGTCCAGCAAGAAGCACAACAACGATGCCACTGCCGTGTTCATCAACCAGATGCTGCCGACGAAGTCCGGCAGATACACCAATAACATTGTGTACGCTGATTCCTATGAAGGGATGCATACGGAAGACCAGGCGCTGGTGATCCGGAAGCTCTACGACGAGTTCGGGTGCGACTATATTGTGCTGGACTGCAACGGTCTTGGCCTTGGCGTTTATGATGCTCTTGTGCGAGATATGGTGGACCCAGACAGTGGCGAGGTCTACCCTGCCCTATCCTGTTGCAACAGTTCAGAGATGGCAGAACGCTGCACAGTCAAGGGCGCGGAGAAAGCCATCTGGGCGATCAAAGGCAACACCACACTGAACTCGGAGTGCGCGGTGCTGCTGCGCGAAGGATTCCGCAGCGGGAAGATCCGGCTCCTTGTTACGGAGTATGATGCCGACACACTGCTTGGCGATATCAAAGGATACAGTGCTTTGCCTTTGAACCAAAAGGTACAGCTGCAGATGCCATATATCCATACAACGCTTCTGGTGGACGAGCTGGTGAAGCTGCAGCATGAAGAAAGCGGCGGCAAGGTCCGCGTCTACGAGCGGACAGGAATGCGGAAGGACCGCTACTCCAGCCTCAGCTATAACTACTATGTAGCGCTGCAGCTGGAGAGCAAACTGAGCCGGAGACGAACGGCGCCAGGTGGGCAATCGGAAGACTTCTTCCTGTTCCGGCGGCCGAAAGTAAAATGAGCACACATACAGGGACCGGGCACACTTGCTCGGCCCGATACAGCTGGCGGACATACGCCACATGATTGAACCGAAGGAGGTGGCAACCGATTGTCACAGGGACAGGAAACAGTACAAAATAAGAACCGGATAGAGCAGCCGGAGGGCGGCTGGCCCCTTAGTATCTCGCAGCGATTCACAGTGCTGAACAAGCTGATCACGCGGGACCTTAACAACAACACCAATACACCGACTTTTTATCTGTACTCCAAGGATGATATCACCAAGTACCTTTCGAACCCATACACCTACGAGAAACAGCTGCGGCAGGCTGTGACCTATATCTACGGAGCGAGCTCCCACTTCCGGCGGCTGATCCAATATTTCGTATCGCTGTCGGATCTCAGTTATGTGGTGTCGCCCAGCGGTATTGACCCCAAGAAGGCAAATGTACAGACTGTGAGCCGCAACTACCGGAAGGTGCTGAGCACCATGTCGGCCATGAGCGTCCGGTCGCAGTTCCCGAAGATCCTGACGGTCTGCCTGCGGGAAGACGTGTTCTACGGGACCATGTGGGTAACCCAGGACAATATCACGATCCAGCAGCTTCCGTCAGACTATTGCGCCATATCGACTGTGGAGGGGAACGTGCCGAACGTGACCTTCGATTTCAGCTACTTCGACTCTCACTCGCAATATCTGGACTATTACCCCGAAGAGTTCCGAACGAAGTACAACATCTATCAGAAACAGCGGACAGTACGGTATCAGGAGCTGGACAGCCCCACGTCGTTTGCCGTAAAGTGCAACAATGATATTCTGGACTATCCCCTGCCCCCGTTTGCAGGGATCCTGCGGGAAGTGTATGACCTGGAGGATTACAAGCAGCTGAAACTCACCAAGACAGCGCTGGAGAACTACGCTGTGCTTGTTATGACCCTGGGGATCAATGAAGACGGCGACTGGCAGATGGATCTGGATAAGGCCAAAGAGTTCTGGCGAAATCTGGACACTGTACTTCCGGAGGAGGTCGGCTCGGTGCTGTCGCCTATGGAAATCAGCAAAATCAGCTTTGAGCGTTCCAACACATCCGACACGGATACGATTGCAGAAGCGGAACAGAATCTGTTTACAGCGGCAGGTGTCAGTTCGCTGCTTTTCAACAATGACAAGGCTTCTGCCAACGCGCTGCTGCTGTCTATCAAGGCTGACCAGGCAATCACTTTCGGAATTGTCAAGGGGATCGAGGATGTGGTCAATCGCTACATTCAAAGCCTGAGCTACGGGAAATACTTCAAGGTGACTTTCCTGGATTGCAGTCCCTTTAACCGGAAAGAGATGGGCGACCAGTATCTGAAGGGGTGCCAATACGGCCTGCCGTTTATATCTATGTATGCGGCTTCACAGGGGCTTTCGCAAAGTGAAGTGGACAACATGAGCTATCTGGAGAACGATGTGCTTGGGCTGCAGGCACAGTTCATTCCGCTGCAGAGCTCTGCAACACAATCCTCTTCTGTCAGCGAGAGCGAAGGTGCGACTGACGAAGGCGGCGCCCCGGAAAAGGATATCGGTGAGTTGTCCGATTCTGGCGAACAGTCGAGAGAGGACGGCGATGACTGGTGACGGGGAAATTCCTTTATGTCTTCCGGAAGGAGGACTGCCAGACGCTTCTGAAACTGCAGTACACGCTTATGGCAGCGGACGAGCGCAACGGCATCTATGTATTTCTGAACCGAGAGCCGGCGTGCTTCAACACGGAGACTGTACGGTTTGCTTACTCGGACACGCTGCCATTGTGAACGCGTGTCCGTTTTGAATGGAAGGGGCAAGAATCAAAAAGGGTGGTGAAGTGAGACATGGAGGAGAGAACCATGCGTATCGTGTTCTCCTCTGGGCTGGATGAGTTCGTTCATCGCAACAGCTCCTTCGACAGCGGTGTGCTGCGGGTGGCCTATACGGGGAAGAACCGAAACAACAGCTTCATCAGCAAGCAGACCTTTGAGCAGTGCATGGACAGCATCTATAACTGCCCCATCGTCTGCAATTACGACCGGGAGACCGACAGTATCGGCGGGCATGATATGGACCTGGTTCCGACAGAGTGCGGCGGCACGAGGCTTGTGAATCTGACACAGCCGGTTGGCGTTGTCCCGGAAAGTGCTCGATACTGGTGGGAGGAAATTGAAGATGCCTCCGGGGTACATGAGTATCTATGCACCGATGTACTGCTGTGGAAACGCCAGGAAGCCTACCAGAAGATTCGGGATGACGGGATCACCAGCGAGTCTATGGAGATCAAGATTCTGGATGGCAGTATGGAGAATGGTATCTATGTGATCCACCGGTTTGAGTTTGAGGCGTTCTGCCTGCTGGGCAGTGCCAAACCATGCTTTGAGTCTGCGGCGCTGGAGGTATTCTCCTGCAGCGACTTTAAGCAGCAGCTTGCTGAAATGATGCGGGAATTGAAGGAGAGCTACGCACTGGAACAAACCGCCCAAAGCGGTGCGGGCCAAGCAGACCCTGACACGGAAGGAGGAGAAAGAACATTGGAGGAGAAAATGCAACTGATGGAGCAGTTCGGTCTGACGCAGGACATGGTGCCCTTTGACCTGGCACTGTATGAGCTGGACGAGCTGCAGACAAAGTTTGCAGAGCTGGCACAGTCTCTTACTGCGGCGGAACCGGAAACACAGCAGGATTATGCGCTGGCCGGTGCAATCCAGGATGGCCTGCTGGAGGCACTTGATGCCCAGACGGTGCAGACGGAATTCGGCCCTATGCACCGGTACTGGTTCGAAGATTATGACAGCGAGGCTATGGAGGTCTATTGCTGGGACACCGAGGACTGGCGCTTGTATGGTTTCAGCTACAGCATGAACGGCGACAACGTAGTGGTGGACTTTGAAAGCAGAAAACGAAAGAAGTACATCATTGTGGACTTCGACGAAGGCACTGGCGAAGAGGGCCAGACTCCCGGTTTTGCCTCTGCGTTTGCACTGGCCGAGGCGCAGTACCGCGCCAGCAATTCGGACTGGGAGAGCCGCTTTGCAGAAAAGGCTGACGAAGTCAATGCTATTTCCGGAGAGCTGGAGACGCTCCGGCAGTTCAAGCATAACGCCGAGGAAGCTGCTGCACAGGTACAGCGCAATGCGATCCTGGACCAGTTCTCCGAGCTGGAAGGCAGCGACGACTTTACTGCACTGGTGGAGAACAGCGCCCAGTATACGCTGGAGGAGCTGGAGGAGAAGTGCTATGCCCTGCGCGGCAGGAATGCCATTGTGGCGAAGTTCAGCGCCGAGCCGAAGACTACGAAGCTGGCTGTGGAGCACAACGTGCCGGTGAAGGAGCCTTATGGCGGTGTCTTTGCAGAATACGGCATTGGACAGAATTAAGATAAGGAGGAAAACAATATGGCAATTTATAGTGTGATCAGAACCGATCTCATGAGCGGCACCAAGCAGCCTGCGGATCTGGTTTCCCTGCGTTTCTATGACGCGGACGGCAACACCGCCGAGATTGAGAACGGCGCGATCGTTAAGCTGGAGGGCTACGAAGATGGTCAGCGCGAGGTCATGAAAGCTGTTGCTGCCAAGGCCGGCGACGACCTGAACGAGTGCGCCATCGTGGCTGGCGTTGAGGTCATGTACGACGAGCGCAAGAAGAATCTGGACGAGTATATCAACGAGGCCGGCAAGGCCATCCGCGGCTATATCCCCCGCAATCGCAATATCTTCAGCGTGACCGCAGAAGGTTTTGTGGGCGGTACTGTTCCCAGCAAGGGTGACACCGTCGGCATTGGTGAGGGCGGCAAAATCGACGCTGCCGGTACTGGGCTGGGCGTCTGTGTGGACGTGGAGACTACCAGTCGTTATACCTACTACGCGATTCGCGTGGAGAAGTAAGGAGGAAGAACTATGGCTGAAATGAATGATATCGTGAAGCTGGCAGTTGATGCCTACCACGGTAACGTGGAAAAGTACAGCGTCGGCGCTTCCATGGAACTGCTGCACAAAGCGCTGGTAGACGCCAATGGCGGCAGCACCACAATGAACTATAAGAATATCCGTGACGGCAAGTGCAGCGGTATGTTTACACTGCTGGAGGAAATTCTGGCTCGCACCGTGGTCGAGGGCCTGCAGGGCGATGAGTTCTTCAATGCTCTGGTGGACTTCCGCAATGTTGCCGAGGGCGACAAGAACCTGTTCCTGGTCGAGGACAGCAATCTGTTCATCGTCTCCGAGGCCGCTGACGGCACGCAGGGCATTCGTCGCCAGAGACTGGGCGGCTACAGCGAGGTCTCTATTCCTACCTCTTACAAGGTAGTTAAGATCTATGACGAGCTGAACCGCATTCTGGCCGGTCGCGTAGACTTCAACTACTTCATCGGCAAGGTTTCTGAGTCCTTCCGGCAGAAGCTGCTGAACGACATTCAGACCCTGTGGACCGGCGCTACCGCCAATGAGCTGGGCGGCACTACTTACTTCCCCACTGCCGGCACCTATGATGAGGACGAGCTGCTGGAGCTCATCGCCCATGTCGAGGCTGCTGCCGGTGGCAAGACTGCCACCATTATCGGCACGAAGAAGGCTGTCCGCAATCTGGCTCCGGCCATTCAGGGCATTGACTCCAAGAACGATCTGTACAACCTTGGCTACTACGGCAAGTTCTACGGTTCTCCCGTGGTCGTTACCCCGCAGCGCCATAAGATCGGCTCCACCGAGTTTGTGATGGACGATGATAATCTGACCATCCTGGCCGGCGACGACAAGCCCATCAAGGTCGTCTATGAGGGCAACCCGCTGATCATCGCCGGCGATCCGCTGACCAACGGCGACCTGACGCAGGAATACCTGTATGGCGAGAAGTATGGCATGGGTATCGTGCTGGCCGGTGGCAACGCCGGTATTGGCCGCTACAAAATCGCCTGATAGAGTCCGTGAAGCGGGGACCGGAAGGCCCCCGCTTTCTGGATGCCGGTGTGTAACGGCATCACACTGAAATGAAGGGAGTAAGCAATGGCAACAACGACAACAAGAAGCCGCAGCACGCAGAAGGCAACGGCGAAACCCGAGAGTCAGGAGACGGTACAGGAGGCCGTGCAGGAGATTGCCCAGGAGGCTGTTGTGGGAACGGCCCAGGAAGCAGTCAAACCGGCGGTAAAAGAAGCTGCAAAGAAGCCGATGGTCCCGAAAGATATTGACCAGCACACGCTGGTGACAGTACGCAATGGGTTCCAAGGACGGCTTATTTATAAGAGCAGCAAGACCGGCGAGCGGTTCGTATGGGACACTTTCGGCGCAGAACAGGACATGGAGATCGGCGAGGTGCGCAATGCGCGGAACTCTAACAAGAAGTTCTTTATCAACAACTGGTTCATGTTCGACGAGCCGTGGGTCGCGGACTACATTGGCATGGGGCAGTATTACAAATTTGCCTTGTCGGTATCTGACTTCGACGAAATCTTTACCAAGCCCCCGGAGGAGCTGACGCAGACATTGGCGGAGCTTTCGGATGGGCAACGGAACTCTGTCTCCTATCGGGCGCGGCAGCTGATCGCTGACGGCACCATCGATTCTAACCGAACCATTACAGCGCTGGAACAGGCACTGGGTGTGGAATTGGTAGAGCGGGACCGGTAAGGAGCGTGATAGGATATGAGCGTTCCATACGATGTTTTTACGGGCATCTTTCTGGCGAAGGTCACGGAGTATGACTTTCTGGCAATGCCGGCGGTTGACAGGACGAGGATCATCGACGGATACATGAAACGTGCCATCGCATCATTTCGTAAGATCTGCAAATATGATCTAACCACCACAGCGGATGACACCCTGCGCGAATTCGATGTGGATATTGATGACGACGACATGGACGAAATCACAGACATCATCTCCGAGGGGATGGTCGTCCAGTGGCTCAAGCCGTACACCTACCGGCAGGAGATCCTGGAGAATGTCCTGAACACCAAGGACTTCACCACCTACTCCCCTGCCGAGCTGCTGCTGCGTGTGGGCAATGCCTATCAGCAGGCGAAGCGGGACTTCACGAATATGATGAGGGAATATTCGTATGTACACGGCGATCTGACGGAGCTGCACCTATGACCTTCGAGACGACTGTGGGGATTCCACTGGACGGGCAGCTGCTCGGGAATTATCTGCAGTATCTGGTAGGGCTCTTCTTTAAGATCCTCCCCCTCAAGGAGAATGAGGAAGAAACGCTAGGGACCTATCTGAAAAGTCTGCAGATGGAGCTGATGGGGCTGGATGGCCTGGTCACTGCGTTGCACGAAGACGCTCGGTTTCTTTCGCTGCTGGCAATTTTGCAGTATCTACGGGATGACCCGGACTGTGCAGTAGCGGAGGTCAAGCGCGAAGTGTTCCGCGCGATCTCGATCTGCAACAAGCTGCAGAAACAGTACGGGCAGGGGGTGACGCCATGAATCCATGGGCAACCTACGCATCGCGGAACTTGGCCAAGGGTGGAACACGCTATGGGACATCCAAGCAGCGAGCGCACAATTCGCTGACTGCGAAGATACCTGGGAACCTCAGCTACCAGACCGTAACAGTGGACGGTGTGGAGCGGGAAGTGGCGATTATCGACTCAGACAATCTGGATACGAAAAGCATCTATAGTATGCCGGGCGAGGACCTGGTACACGGCGGTCTGGTCGAATGGATGGATAACTACTGGCTCATTACTGCAAGGGACGCCAATCGCACGCTTTATACGCGCGGTACCATGCGGCAGTGCAACTACCTGCTACGGTGGGTGGCGGAGGACAAGACGATCGTAGAGCGATGGTGTATTGTGGAGGACGGCACGAAGTATCTGACCGGCGAATACGGCGACAACGACTATGTTGTTGTGCGCGGCGATTCGCGCATCTCGCTGACGCTGGCAAAGGACAAATATTCGATCCAGCTGGGCCGCGAGAACCGGTTCCTGATCGACGACTATGATGCCAAGGATGTGCTGGCTTATCGGCTGACGAAGCCCTTCAAGCTGGGCGGCACCTATGGCGGCAACGGCGTATTGTGCTTTGTCCTTACGGAATGTGCAACAGAGGATACGGATGACCTCGAACGCCATATCGCCAACTACTATGACCACTTCCCTCGCCCGCTTCGTCCCGGAACAGAAGACGACCAGTTAGAGGACGCAGTCGTATCCGGGGCTACGGCAGATGCTGATGCCGATTCGGACACGCTGCGTGACGGGAAACGGAGGTGGTTCTGATGACGCAGCTTGATATGCTGTATGACTACAAGAACCAGCTGATGGAAGACCTGCTGACCGACAGCGAAATCGTGCGGCTTCTGGAAGACGATTGCAATACGGTGGAAAATCCGGAGGACTTTGTATATACGCAGGTTTTCCCCCATGAATATATCCCGGATGTCATTGAGCACGGGCAGACCTTTATCTGCTTTGATGTGGATATTACGAAGAGCCTGAGCAAGACATATCTAATGCCGACGTTGTATATCTGGGCTTTCTGCCACAAGAGCAAACTGCGGCTTCCGGACGGCGGCGTTCGTACCGACCGGCTCTGTTCAGAAATTGCGCGGTGCATCAATGGCAGCAGAGACTATGGTCTGGGCGAGCTGAACCTGTACAGTGTGAAACGGTTCGCACCGCTGGCAGACTACCAGGGCAAGGTCATGACCTTCCAGGCGACGGACTTCAACCGCCTCTCGCCGAGCGGGAAGTCGGTTCCTGCGAACCGGAAGACGGGCTGATGGGCAGCAAGCTCTTCAGCCGCCAGTGGCCAATCAACGACCGCATCTCAGTACAGATCCCGACAGTGGGTGAAATTCTGGAAAACGAGGATCAGTATTATGCCATGGTAACTATGGTGACCGCTATGCCCATTGACCTGATGGTACAGTTGGACGATGTTGGGATCGACTTCACGACCATCAACGAATGGGAACTGTTCCTGCTGTTATTCCCGAATCTGCAAAGATACGATACTTCCCTACTGTTTGGTGATTTGGACCTGCGGCCGTTTCATACAGCCATTAACGACCAGAATGGGAATGTAATCCTGGTAGACCCGCAGACGGGGATTCGGATCGACCGCGCTCTGCACGGCGAGATTGCAGACGCACTGCGAACGATCCATCACCTGAAGAAGGATACCAGGAAGCCCGGCAATGACGCGGCCAAAAGTTATATGATCGAACGCGCACGCAAGAAGCAGCAGCGAAAAAAGAAGAACCGGCAAGACTCTCAGCTGGAAGGGTTGATCGTTGCAATGGTCAACGCTGCAGAATACCACTATGGATTTGCGGGGACACAAGAACTCACGATCTATCAGTTTAACGAGAGCGTGCGGCAAGTAATCAAAAAGACGGATTATGACAACAGAATGCACGGCGTTTATGCCGGTACTGTCAGCGTGAAGGACCTGAAGCAAGAGGACCTGAACTGGCTGACGCATTAAAACAATGAGGAGGAATGTAAAATGTCTAGCATCAATCCTGTGGACGTTACTATTACCAGCCTGGAGACCTTTACCGCTTTTGACCTGGTCACCGGCAACTTCCTGTTCCAGCTTGATGAGCTGCAGAGTGCCACCCTGACCCAGAGCCAGGATACCACCGATATCACCGGTAAGGGCGGCCGCAAGCTGAACACGCTGAAGAAGAACAAGGCTATCACTATCAGCGGCACCAACGGCATGGTTTCCGCTGGCCTGCTGGCTCTGCAGACCGGAAGCGAGTTCAACCACAAGGTGACCCCCATCCTGTGGGATGAGGACATTGTCGTGAAGGACAATGCCGCTGCTACCAGCTATGTTGCCATCGGCACTACCGGCAACGAGATCGAGTCCATCTATGTGAAGAACAGCGACGGCACCCTCGGTGACAAGCTGACGCAGGGCGACACTGCCGCCACCGGTGTCTTCACCTATGATCCCACTACGAAGGCTCTGGCTTTCAGCGGCGTCACCGACGGTACTGAGGTGAAGGTGTACTACATCCGCAACATCGAGGCTGACGTCCTGGAGAACCCCAGCGACAGCTATTCCGGCAAGTGCGAGTCCTACATCGACTGCTTCGGCGAGGACAAGTGCGGCAATGTGCTGCGCATCCAGATTCACATCTTTAAGACCGATTTCAAGGGCGATTTCGATCTGGAGATGGGCGACAACCAGACTGTCCATGCCTTTGAGGCTGACGCTCTGGCCGGTGCCTGCGGCACTGACGGCCAGTTCTTCACCTATACCGTCTTTGGCTCCAACGCCGAGGATGCTGCCTAAGAAGGACCGGTGAACGGTGATGGCAAAGGATCTGAAGCGCTGCCGGGTATGCGGTAAGACCTATGAGGCTTGCCGCAGCACCAACCGTTCTGCCAGTGTGTTCCGCTGGCAGGAGGTAGCGTGCAGCCCCGAATGCGGTGCAGTATACCTGCAGCGGATCGAGGCTTCTCGGACTCCGGCAGAGCCTGAGAAGAAAAGAAAGCGCAAAGCTCTGGAGGTAGAAGAGACTGCATCGGTGGCAGTGGAGTCCATCGCTGAGGCGGTGGAAGAGGCTGCTGCAGAGACGGTAGAGCCCTGGGGCGATGTGGTCGAGACCGGCACCATCTAAAACGGAGAGCGGAGAGGGCATATGCCCTCTCCGCTTTTTGAGCACTACGTTTGGGGAGGCACGAATGGAACGGACGAAATTCAATGTAGATAAGGACCGGGAAAAGCGCAGCTGTGACGGGATCGTGTTCGATTCGCAGCTTGAAATGCGCTATTACAGGGATGTGCTTTGTCCCATGGTGGAGAGCGGTCAGGTGGTGCAGTATGAACTGCAGAAGCCTTATGAACTGCAACCAAAGTTCATCCATGACGGTAAGACGGTACAGCCGATCACCTATGTGGCGGATTTCTACATGGAGTTCGCCGACGGACACAGCGAGGTCGTTGATACGAAGGGACAGCCAGATGCAGTGGCGCATCTGAAGCGGAAGCTGTTCTGGTATTGCTACCCGGACGTGAACTACCACTGGATCGTCTATCTGAAGAAATTCGGTGGGTGGCTGACCTACGAAGAAGCGCAACAACGGCGCAAGGAAGAAAAGCGCCAACGGAAGAAAAAGGAGGACGACGAGCGTGACGAAGAAAGAAAAACGGATCAGTGTTAACAGCTTTGACAAGGTGGCACAGGAACGGGCACAGATTATCCAGCAGCTGAACTGGAACGGGCTGGAGATCACGGTGCGGCGGGTGCTGTCTTTGCAGGAGATGCTGGGGTTTGTCAACGATGTTGTGGAAAGCTGCTTTTCTGCAACGGGGGCTTATCAGCCAGAGGCATTCGACATTGCTGTGCGGAGCAACCTGCTGACGCGGTATGGCAACTTCACACTGCCGGAGAATCTGGAGCATCGGTACACGCTGCTTTGGCAGACGGATGCAGTAGATACGGTGCTGGGCTTTGTTGATGAGAAGCAGTTCCAGGAAATCCTGCAGAGCGCAAAGCAGAAAGTTGCATACCGGTGCCAGACCAATGTGTCTGCGGTGGAGCAACAGATCAGTGCTGCTGTAAAGTCGCTGGACGAGCTGCAGCAGAAGGTAGCAGCATTGTTTGCCGGTGTGACGGCAGACGATGTCAACGCCCTGGTGGGGGCGATGGCCTCCAGCGGCGGGTTCTCGACTGAAAGTGTTGTGAAGGCATATATGCAGCAGAAGGCACAGCTTAACGAGGAGTGATGACAGGTGGCGGTGAGCATCGGGTCGATCATGGCAAAGGTCAAGGCATACTCAGAATCCAGCGAAGGAAAGAAACGGATGGAAGAGTGCGTGGATACATACAGGGCACTTGGTATTAAAAAGACAGCGGCTGGTACAAAGGTCCTGACAGAAGAGGACATGAGCCTTGCAGTATGTCGGCTCATGGATTGCATAATCACCGCTGCCGAAGAACACGATGTGCCGGAAAGCGTCCTGCGGCATCTACGGGATTATTCTGACAGTGATATCTGCCGTTTGTCCGGCAGCTCCGGTGGTAAGTATGGCGCAATGATTTTTATATACTTCGGCTACGGTCGGTCCAGAAAGTCTTTGTACGAGGAAAAGTATGAAGGGGTGGACGACATTGTCAGGCTGTTCAACAACGGTTATCACGCGAAGAAGTACGTCTATGGCTGGTGGGACGGCCACTCCCCCACTGGCGCACCGGAGTATGGGCGCGAAGTGGAAGGCAGCGTCTGGATCCGGAGCAAAAAGGACCGCGAGGGCGCACACTTTATCGAGGAAGGTATCCACGATTTTGAGGGCAATTACGCAAGCCTGTATAACGTGTGGGAAGTCCGGTATAACGAGGACGCAGACGAGTAATCGTTGGCGGAACGTGAAGGACAAAGTAAAACATGAAGCATGGTAGACGGCGGCGAGTTGCCACCGTTTTTTTATTTATATGGAAACGGGGACGGTGAGAAACGATGGCGGGAGCCGATATTGAATTATTGTTTGGTGTGGCGGGCGGCGGTTCGCTCAGTGGTGCGAGCGGTGCGCGAATCCAGGAAGAGCTAAACAGCATTATAGAGGCGATAAATGCAAAGCCCAAGAAGCTGAAGCTGGCATTAAACAAGACAGAAACAAAGAGATTGATTGGTGACGAGCTGGCCAGCACGCTGGATGGCATCGCCAAGGCGAAGCGGTCGGTCACGATTGAATCATTGACATTGAGTTCGGCGGCTATCGAGAGTTTTCGGACGCAGCTGCAACAGGCTGTAGATGGGATGCAGCTGGATGTATCAAACATTGTCAGCAACGGCGTCTCCAGTGCCGCATCGTCTACCAAAACAACGAAGACCGGAAGTACAGGGAGCACGAGTGGGAAAACCAGTGCGACGGCGCAAGATGCGGCTGCGGCTGCGGCCTCGACCGCACAGCTAAATGCGCAGCTGGAAGCGCTGAATACATTGAAGTCCAGGCTGGGCTCTGCTATGTCTTCTTTGAAGCTCAGCAATCTGACGGGTGATGAGAAAGAAGAAGTACAGGCCCTAATCGACCGCTATGCGGAATGGTGCGAACAGGTAGCAAATCTGCGCGGCGAAAAAGAAGCTGCGGTGGAAGAAATTATTGCCGAGCGCGATGCAATTATCGAGACAGGCACAGCGTTGAGCAACGACATCGCCACACGGGCCAGCAGTACAGAAGCAACGCAAGCTGACGCGGCGGCTACGGCGGAAGCGTCACAGGCAGCTGTGGCTTACAAAGCGTCTCTGGAGGCACTGACGGCACAGCGGTCTGCATTGAGCAAGGCTATGACGAGCTTGCGCAACAGCGACCTGACTACGGAGGAAAGCGCCAATGTTCAGGGATTGGTA